CAATGATGGCGAGGTATTTCTCCATAGCCGTCATGTTAAGACGTGCAGACAGGATATTTTCAAGTTGGTCATAAAAGCCTTTCAGCGGCAGAATCGCTTCCTTTCCTGCTTCACCGCCAGCCATTAAGGAACTGCCATTCATACCGAACACAGTCGGCTTTGCCATAATGCCGCCTTCCTTATACCAGTCAATGGACAGGTGAGGGACGCTCGGCGGTGAAATGGACAGCTTGCCGCTCACCTTAAAGTGCGGCAGCTTGATATGTGGCAGGGACAGCTTCATGCCTGAGAAAAATCCCTTAATAGAGTCAACGATAGATTTCACCTTGTTTTTTGCCGCCTCAATCGGTGTAATGATTGCATTCTTTATTTCATTCCATACGCTTGCAGCTGTGGACTTAATGCCGTTAAACACAGAAGATACTATACTTTTTACGGCATTGAATACGCTTGAAACCTTGCTTTTTATTCCGTCAACCACACCGCCTATTGTGGACTTGATACCGTTCCAGACAGAGGAAGCAACGGATTTTATTGCATTAAATACGGTCGTCACTACGGTCTTGATTGAATTCACAACCGTTGAAACTTTCGTGCTTATCGCATTCCAGACGGTACTAAACACGGTTTTAATGGCATTCATCACCGTGGAGATAACAGAAGATACGGCATTGATAACCGTTGTTACAACACTCTTGATTTTATTCCAGACACTGATAACCGTTTCTTTGCAGTTCTCCCAGATAAAACGGAACGGCAGGGTGATGATGTCAAATGCCGCTTCCAGTATCGAACCGATAAACATCACTGCCGTCTGGACTGTATTTTTAATGCCCTCCCAGACGCCTGTGAAGAATGAAACGATACCGTTCCAGATGCCCTCGAAAAAGGTCTTGATATTCGTCCAGACCTCCGTCCAGCTTGTGCCAAACCATCCCAGGACGACATCCGCCACGCCTTTCAGCACATTCAGGATATTGGTAAAGAAAGACACCATGCCGTTCCAGACGGATGAAAATATCTCCTTGATGCCGTTCCACATCTGCGACCAGTTGCCTGTGAACAGACCGATAAATACATCAAGGATGCCTGTGATCACTCCCGTCACTGTAGAGAGGATGTCTGCGATATGGTTGAACACACTTTCAAATACGGGTGCAAGGAACTGGCACAGCCCATTCCATACAGTTTTTATCACATCCGTGATATCCTGAAAGCTGAAACCAAGGGCATTCAGCCTATCAACAATGCCCTGGCAGAACCCGGATACCGTTTCTTTTATCCGGTTCCATGTGCCGATGATGGCTTCCCGGAATCCCTCGTTTGTATTCCACAGATGCACAAAGGCAGCAACCAGCGTACCGATCACTGCCACCACCGCCACAACGGGAGCGGATATGCCGCCGATAGCCGCTCCCAGTTTACTCATCAGACCGCTCATGCCGCCGACCTTTGCCGACAGCGTCATAATGCCCTGGGCGAGTGATGAGAACGCTTTCATTGCCGTGCCGACTTTTGAAATGGTCGTGCCGATAATGATTAGAAGCGGCCCTATGGCGGCGACTAAAAGAGCAATTTTTACAATTGACTGCTTTGTACCCTCATCCATGCCGTTCAGCTTATCAATAAATGCCTGGACATGGGACACGATATTCCGGATTGCAGGCATCAAAATTTCACCGAAAGCAATGGCTAATTCCTGTAACTGCGACTTTAAAATTGTAAGCTGCCCCGCAAGGTTATCCTGCATGGTGTCAGCCATTTTTGCGGAAGCCCCGTCGCAGTTATCTATCGCCCCGGACAGTTTTGCGATATCGGCAGGGGCGGCATTCATAAGGGCAAGGAAACCGCTCATTGCATTTTTGCCGACAAGGGACTCTGCAGCATTTGCTTTTTCTGATTCGGATAACTGGCTGAAAGCCCCACGGCAGTCTGCCAAAATATCCGACAGTCCGCGCATGGAGCCGTCTGCATTGGTGGTGGCGATTGTCACATCACCAAGAGCCGCACCGCTGAGTTTGATATCGCCTGTCAGATTGTTCATAATGGAACGCAAAGAAGTACCTGCCTGCGAGGATTTGATTCCTGCGTTTGCCATCAGCCCGATAGCCTCAGCTGTATCCTCTGCAGAGAAACCAAGCGCGCCCGCAATCGGCGCACAGTATTTGAAAGTCTCTCCCATCATACCGACATTCGTGTTGGCATTCGAACTTGCCGCCGCAAGGATATCCGCAAAATGCCCGCTGTCCTTTGCGGTCAAACCAAAAGCTGTAAGAGCGTCCGTTACAATGTCAGAAGTGGTCGCCAGATCCTCACCCGATGCCGCAGCAAGGTTCATAATGCCGTCAATGCCCGAAAGCATATCCTCTGTTTTCCATCCAGCCATAGCCATGTAATTCATGGCTTCAGCGGCTTCACTTGCAGAAAACTTTGTCTTGGTGCCCATTTCACGGGCCTTGTCGCGGAGTGCTTCCAAATCCTTTCCTGTCGCACCGGATACAGCCGCCACTTTGCTCATGGAAGTGTCAAAATCTGCGGCAGTCTTTACGGCGGCAGTGCCAAGACCGCCAATGACCGTGGTAACGCCCATCATCTTCCTGCCGGCTCCCGCTATGGTGTTGCCTGCGTTTTCTAACTTTCCGCCAACCTCACTGATTTTTGCAAGGGTGGTATTTGTTCTTGCCGCTTCTTCCTGCAGACGGCGCAGTTCCTGTTCGGTTTCCACGATCTCCCGCTGCAGGGCATCATATTTATCCTGTCCGAGAGTGCCGTTTTCAAGCTGCTGCTTTGCCTGTATCTGTGCGGTTTTCAGCGTTTCCAGCTTATCCTTTGTCGCACCGATGGCATCCTTTAAAAGCCTCTGCTTCTGCGACAGGAGTTCCGTATTGCTTGGATCGAGTTTCAGCAGCTTGTTTACATCACGGAGGGAAGTCTGTGTGGTTCGCAAGGTGGACTGCACGCCCTTTAAGGCTTTATCTAAACCCGTGGTATCGCCGCCGATTTCTACTGTGATTCCCTTGATTCTGTTAGCCACCCAGATTCCTCCTCTCCTAAAAATGGGCATAAAAAATGCCCGGAAACTTCCGAGCATAAGAAAAGCATCGATTATTTCTAACCGATGCTTAAAAATTATTCATTTACCCAAAGCAACAACTGTTACATATCACCCAAGATATCATAACTTAATGTCCTAAACACTTGACAAAAGTTCTGGAAACCATCTTCTCCCACAATATATATATTCGGCATATATGACATTCTTACTTTTGAGTAGGCTATTCGTTCCAATCCGTTGTCTACTGATGTGTGATTGCTTAATGCTACATCTACCTTTCTGATTTTTGCCTGCTCAATAAAATAATCCAATGACGATATATATTGTTCTACTTTATTCTTTTCCCTTGGCGGTGTTGTGCCGCCCCATAAAGCGGCCATATGGGTCTGTCCATCTTCTGTTACAGGGAAAATATAACTCATACATCCGGGCGTATGTCCAGGAGTACTGTAAACATATATGGTTTTGTTCCCTAAAGAAATTGTATCGCCATCCTTTATGTGAACATCTATCTTATAATCCTTCCATGTTTCTGGTCTATTCGGTTTTGTAGGATGCGTTTCCCAGTAAATATCATTTGTTTGGGAAAGATAGGTCTTAGCATGGCAATTTTCTACAAGCCATTTTCCACAACCGGTATGGTCAACGTGTCCATGAGTTAAAACTAATTTTTTTATCATTTTAGTATTCCAGCCTACATCGTCAATTGCTTTGATTATTAAATTATATGCCTCTTCTTTAGGCCAAATAGCATCTATCACAATCAATCCATCTGTAGACTTCAACACAAAGCAGTTCGTTTCTTTATTTGAAACGATCAGTAAATCGTCAAAAATCAGTGCATAGGTAAAAAAGCTCATATCCTCCATAGCACGGATTGTTTCTCTTGTGACTGTTGGTTTATTTTGTCTTGTCATTAAAATCAATCTCCTCTGCACAAATTATAATTTTAGTTGCACAGAGGATAAACGATTTTTGGAAGGTATCCTTAGAGAATCATTCATAATTCTGTTCCTTTCTTTCAACTTATTATATTTTAATTATACCATACCGAAGTGAAAAAGTGGTGAACAATGTCTAAAATTTATCGAAGTCCTCCTGCGTAGCTTTCTTTTTGTATTTCACATCATCATTGGCTTTTTCCGTCCAGATATCAAGAACAAGCCCGATGGTCAGCAGGTCAAGGTCGGCTATGGAAATGCCGATCTCCACGCACCGCAGGAGGAACAGCGGTGTTGTCATTTCCCGCTCACTTGGGCGAAGTTTTTTTTAGCCTCCACCTCCGCCACCATGTTCTCGCCCCACAGCTTGAGGATTTCAGGCAGTATCTCATAAATGGAGAACATATCGAACTGGTCGAGCCAGTCCTCAATGGTCGGCGGGATATTGTTGTCGGCGTGGTAAGCCATAATATATGCCACGTTCTCAAATATCTCCAGATCCTCGATCTGGAACTCATCCCCGTCCTCGGTCTTGCCTTTATAGGACTTTTCCAGCTTGGATAAATCCTTGAAGATGTCACGTTTGAATTTCGCACGGTATAATCTCGGAATGGTAGCCGAGGAACGGAACGGCACTTTCTTACCGCAGATCTCTATTTCCTTTTTCAGCATTTATACTCCCTCCTCTGACACAGGTGCAGGGCTTACATACACATTTTTATACCAGTCGTCATAAGCCGCCTTATCCGTGGTATCGCCCGTCCTTGCCTTGACAAGCCCGTCACTGCGTGGGTCAGCCGTAATGGACAGCGTTTCCGTGCCGGGCTCAATAGTATCCTCTTTTGTCTCTGATTCGATAGACGGACGGGATGCCGAGCAGTTATACAGCACATGGCGGATTGCATTGATATCCCCGTCAAACTCAAAGAGCAGGGCAAATTTCACGCTCTCGCCAACGCCGCTGTTTTCCACAAGCACTCCCTTATCGTCCAGTGTTTCCTGCAGGATTTCCGTCCGGAACCATTCAGGGATGAGGGCGATTTCCAGGTCGCCACTGTATCCATTGTTGGTGACGGAACGGAAATATACAATGCCGTCCGCATAGAAAGGGGAAGATTCACCTTCTGCATCAAGGCTGATACTCACCGCACCGGGGATGGCTTTCGGCTTTTCATAGGTAAAAGATGCCACGCCGTCCGTGACTGTTTCCGTCATCTTGGCTGCGTGGACATTTTTCAGATTATATTTGACTTTGTTTCCCATAAATCAAACCTTC